GTAACAAATGTAAAATCGCCACTAGCAATCTCAATACCTGTATCAAAATCGGTCGCACGAGTTAAAACAGTACCGCCTGTAGCCCATGTGTAAATACCGTTATTAGCTTGAGTCGCTTCGTTTTTAACCAGCACACGATCGCCATTAAGCAGTGTATAGCCGTCTAAGACTGTTAACGCCACTGATAAAGTCAAAGTAGCACCAACACCCGCTGTTCCATTATTATATGTTACAGTACCGCCAGTAATCGAAGCTAGCGTCGCAGGTGTTGCTGCAGCACAAGAAGCATGAATATGTAGCCCTTCAGCTACTGCGTCAACATACTGTTTGGTAGCTAATTGAAGAGCTGAAATGGGGTCTTGCGTTACAGCAACCGAAGTCAATCCAGCCAATGTGGAGCTTGTTGCGCCAAGGCTAATAGCTGTAGAGCCAATCGTCAAAGACGAGTTTGTCAGCGCATTGTTCGGTATATTCGTGAATGTATTTGCAGACCCCGACATCGACTTATTGGTCAGAGTTTGCGTGCCTGTTAGCGTGGCAACCACTGAAGTGTCAATTGCAATGGTAACAGCCAGAGATCCGTCATAACTACCGCCTGTTAAGCCAGTCCCTATGGTCAAGGGGTTTGAGGCTGTAGCAGTGATTGTGCCACTGCCACCCAAAGAAACTGTTACGCCATTGTAAGTCACCGAGCTGTTCTGTAGCTGGGCATTGGTGATAACACCTGAAAGAGCTGTCGTAGGGATTGTGGTGCTTGCAGTCATGGCGCTGGTGCCATTACCGAAAACGTAACCTGTTAAAGTGCCGACTCCCGTACCACCATTCGTAACATTCAAGATTCCAGCTAGCGTTACTGCGCCTGTTGTGGCAGAGATAGGTGTAAACCCTGTCGTGCCAGCGCTGAAAGAAGTAACACCACCTGTGACTGAAAAAGTATTCCAACCTGTATTTGTATAACCCTCGAACACTTCGGATTGAGTGTTGTAGCGGAGCATACCTGTGGTCGGCAGAGAAATGCGCTGAGAGGTGTTACCTCTTGGCAGTAGCGTAGCTGAATTTCCAGGAAGAGTTGGGTTGTCCGCAATGCTAATGAGAGGGTTGCTGCCTCCGTTCGGGTTCAGAATCGTGATCTGATTAGCAGCACCTGTCAGGGTTACGTTCTGGAAATATGAACCATTGACTAAGCTAACCATTCCGTTGCCAGTCAAAGTAGAAATCGACAAAGCAAGGTTAGTTAGCGAAAGTGTAGGATTGCCAGCAATGCCGTCGCCATTTGCAACGCTTAAACCAGCTGTTCCAGCTGCGATCGAGCGATTAACTACCGTATTCACGCCAGACTTGACGATTAAGCCTGTAGCAGCGTTTTCGAGGCTTGCAGAAGTGCCGTTCAAGAACAGGCTGTAAAGTCCCTGTGCACCGCCATTGCTCGTGCCGATTCCTAAACCACCACCAATGTAACGAGAGTTCGGAAGAGAAGCCTCTTGTGTGGTGGTCAAAAAGGTTTGCGTCTGCGAAGGACTATTCGTGATCGACGAGACTGTGGTTTGGATCGTCTGTCCATTTTGAACAACAGGCACCAACTCAGAACCAGTGATTGCTGATCCTGTTGGTAGCTGGGAGATTCTTATATTTGCCATAGTTAAGGACTCAAATTATCAAGGTTACCATCAATGTCGTCCTCAGAAGTTTCTGGCGCAATACCGAATTCTCCAGGAGCACCTGTGAGGTCGAATGGAGTTGGTTCGTTAACGATATTTGGATCGGTAGTGATTGCGTCTTGGTATTCTGCAACTTCAGCGTCTGGACGAGGAAATCTTAAAGAGATTTTCTCAGATTGTCTCGCAGGTAAACGATAAGGGTCAAATTGGTCGGAGCATCCGTTTCCGCAAACTCGGATTCCAGGAATGTTCCCGTCTGGACGAATATCAGAATACGCACGTTTCATCTTGCATCTGTCGCAGATAGCAATCGATAAAACAGTATTCCCAGAGGTGTCCAGCCAAACTGACATCTTTACCTCGTGTAGTAACTAATGTTTGGGGCGAAATAAATCGGTGACTTATCTCGTTCTTCTGCCTCAGCTTGAGCCCAGTACTTGTCTGCTTGCTGTTCGCAATATTGTATCCTTCCAGGATCGACCTGTGGGAGTTCCATTGCCATTTGGTGCGCAAGCATATTTTGCACCGCTAAGTACCAACGCTGAGGAATTTCTATTTCACCCGATAACGCACCCACATCTTGCACTTGACGACTTACCCAAAGTTCAAGTTGGGGCTGGATGGAGTTCGGCACTGGCCAAAGTTCCATATTCGGTTTTGGGATTGTGCGATCGAACCAATATTGCAATGGGCGCAACGCAGTGAAACTACGATTCGGCAGAGACGAATAGTCGTCTCGGTTCATACGAGCCATGTTAATCGCCAATGGCATTGTGCCGAAAACAACTTGATAAAAACCCATATTAGCGCCAGAAACTTGTTTGATTCGCCAATAAGGTTGTGTAACTGTTGGTTGCAGGTCGTAATAAATCCAAGTTCCTGAAGTCCAAGTGACTGCTCCAGGACTTTCCAGCGTTACCCAATTCGTATTGTCTGTTGAGTATTGCAGCTGAATTGTTACAGAGCCACTCATGGCTGGCAAAATCCCGATCGTATTGATCATAACAGGATTGCCCGAGCCATTGTTAATGCCGATGGAGCCTGTATTGCTTGTGAGCTGGCAGATCGCATTGCCAACACCATTGAAAGCATTAGCAGTAACACCTGAAGAACTGTAAGCACCTGTGGTCACTGCAGTTACAGTGCGATAGTTCGCATTGAGCACGTCCACTGTTCCCACTGGCAGGTAATAGTTCTGCTGTCCAGGAATTAAACCGACGATAACTTTATCGATACACCAGTATTGAATTCCGATATTGACAAGGTTGGAAAGAATGTAATACAGGCTTTGTTTAGAAGCCATCATCTGCTCGTCGGTAAGTTCCTCGGCGAGTTTTCCTGCACGACGAGCACCACTGTCGATCAAGTTCTGGACAGTGACGACTGTTTGTCCGACTGTTCCACTAGTGCTCATTTTACCAACCCTTTATGTCATGTTTCTTAGTAGCAGCTCCACCGTCTTTACAATTCCAGCGAGCTAAGGAGGCTTTCGCTCGGGGTGCGTCACCCTTTGCATTTTTTACAACACCGCTCATCCTAGCGCAGAATGATTTTTTTCGACCAGCTTCTTTTTCAGTTTTCGGGTTTGGGGCTGGCGCTTGTAAGTTACTTCCTGTAGCTCTGTTCGCCTTGGCTCTGCCTTTGGCAGTTAGCCCTGCACCTTGACTTGTTGGAAGTTTTTCTCCTCTTCCAACACTTAATGATACTCCACCTTCTTTTTTCTTAGCAGTTTTTGCAGCGTCGATAAATGCTTGTTTAGTTGGCGCACCTTCGCTACCGACTTTGCGCATACGCTCGCCTGAACCTTCAGCAATCCGCTCTCTCTTTGCGTGAATGTTTGCGTACAATCCACCGCCATCTTTTTTGGCAGCACGTTTAGTCGCATAGGCAATCGCCACCGCTTGCTTCTGGGGTTTCCCAGCTCGCAGCTCAGCAGCAATGTTCTTGCCGAATGCTTCTTTCGATTTGCTTTTTATCAGTGGCATTTTAACCGCAGAAAATCGTTACAGCTGCACTTGCAGGTAGTGTTACGTGAATGTCTGTGGTGAAACGAATTCCATTTCCAGGAATCAGTGTTGAAATCACTGCAGTATTAGTTGTGATATTTACACGTAGCATTACAGTCCCACCGCTACCACCATCACGAAATACAATCTCTCCTGCAACACCTCCAGAAGCTAATTGGTAACCAGCAAGGTTTGTTGCTCCAGAATACATCGTGCCTGTCGAATCTTCGTGCACTGCAAATACATTTGTTAAAGTACTCATAAATTCTCCGAATTAAATAATTGGCGAGGTGTTACCCTCGCCAATCAATTTAGCACTTCTGCATTTTCTTCATAGCAGTGAAACCACCGCCATCTTTACAAGTCATAGTAGCGTGACCGCCATCTTTGAACTTGGATCCCTCTAGGCTACCAGTCTTACCTTTTACAGTAGGCATTGGGCTACCAGAGTTAATCTTAGTCATATACTTCTTGGCGATTGCCATACCTTTAGCAGCAACAGCACCGCCTTTTTTGAACTTAGAACCCTCAAGACCTTTTGTGCCACCTTTCACAGTAGGCATTGGATCACCAGAGTTCATCTTGTTCATGTACTTCTTAGCAACAGCTGCTCCTTTTGCATTGAGTGCGCCACCATTTTTGTATCCAGGAGCACGCACACCACCAGTGGTTTTTTTGTTGTCAGTGCGAGTTGCCTCGAGACCGCCAGCTAAACCACCGATTACATTTGGACCAGCCTTTGGAGCAGGAGAACCGCCATTCTTGAGACCTTGATGGGCTTTACTAGCTCTCATTTTCTCGTGGCTCTTTAGCTCTTTTTCTACACGCTTGAGCTCGTCTCGCTCGTTACGCTCGTGCTTTTCGATGTTTTTCATCGACTCCATTTTGCCACCATCTTTGCGCATCATCATGGGTTGACGAGCCATGGCTTTTGGAGCCATAGCCATACGACGACGAGGAGAAACAGGCATTGCAGCGCCAGCCATCATTGGAGCACCGCCCATTTGCATCTTCTTAACCTTACCACCCTTTTTGAGTTTTAGCTCAACAGATGGCTCGGTTGTTTCCATTTTTGGCATTGGTTTGAATTGTCCCATTTTGCTCTCCTAGTTAGGCTTGGGTAACGCCAAGTGCACCCTGACGAGTAGCATTTGGACCAACAGCGATTGCAGGAAGCAAAACAGAAACAACAAGACGCTTAATTCCGTCACAAGCACTTGAAGGGTCTATCGTACCACGCACGTCACCAGTTGTGGTAGTTGCGGTTGCGGTATCTGCGACAACGGCAGTTGCGGCATCTTCACCCAACACGTCTGCCCAACCAACGTGGGAAACATAACCCTTGTTGATAAAGCGCACTGGGCAACCTAGAACATCAGTCGTACCAGCAGTCACGGCAGTACCAGTAGCACCGCTCACTGCGATGGAGCTGATTTCGTAAAAGGCTTTCAAACCACTTACAGTAGTGCTAACTGCAGCGCTTGAAGTAATCGCTTCGCTCATTGTTTGGCCGTAGTAGTCGTAACCAGAAACAGTTACAGTCACTGGGGCTGCACCCAAAGTGAAGGTCAAACCTGTCGTAGTGCCTGCGGTTGTTACAACTGCTGCACCTGCTGTGGTTGTCAGAGTTGCAGTGGTTGCTGTTACAGCGGTCAAGATGTAAGTTGTTGGAGTTGTGTAACCAGTGATGGTTGCAGTACCGCTCAAAGTACCTGACACAACAACACGCTGACCAGTAGCTAGTCCTGCTTGTGAAGTGTAGGAAATTTGACCACCAATGCCAGTGACCGCAACGCTAGCTAAAGTCGCAGCGACAGCAGCTCCAGTTGAAACGCTAACACCACGAGGCACGTCAAGTTGCAACACTGTGCCGTATTGGGTCGTTACAGAAACAACGCCAGCACCAGCAGTGAGTGTCAAATTGCTTGCAGCTGCGGGAGTTTGACTCGCAGCGACAACAGCTGCACCAGCAGCTTGTGGGATTGTGTCCCAAACGAAAACACGACCGAGTGGACCAACACCCAAAGACATTGGAGCAGGGTCACCCAACAGCGCATTGCCGTTAGCAAACATTGTAACTCCAGGATTGCTGGAAACAGTTTGTGAATTGTTTACTGTGTAAGTGCCAGTACCACCAGTACCGCTAACAAATTCGGTAATGTAAGTGCCGTTAGTTACAGCAGTTGAACTATCGATAAACTGACCGACGAGCAAAGAGTCGCCAGAAAGCATCGCAGTTACAGTAAGAGTTGTGCCAGAGATATAACCTCTGAAAGTGGCGCTGGCATTTCCTTGGCCAGTACCCATGTAAGTAATTGCTGGACCTAGAAATAGGTCATCTGAAAATTGAGGCATTTTGTCTGCTCCTTGAAAAGTTTGACAAATACAAATTAAAAAAAGAGGGAGTTGAGTTTCCCCAACCCCCTTATTGCTTTAGACGCCAGGAGTTCCGTACATGGCACGCCAGTCGGTAAATCCTACCTGATAACGCTCAGTTGCTTTGTAACGCATGGAGTCGGTTTCGAAATCACCTTCCATAGTTTTCTCCAAAGCACGACGCATCAAGAGCTTCATGCCCTCAGGTGCATCGGTCTGAACCCACCAGTTAGTTGGAGAAGTCAAACGACTAATAACAGTTGCGCCTTCAGGCATCAAACCAATCGACTTGATTGGGTTAATGTCGTTGTTCGCAGTGCCAGTACGCAGTACAGACTTCAACAACACTTCGGCTTGGAACACGTTTCCAGGAGCAACAACCAGTTTCAATGGCTGTAAGCGAATCTTCTTGCCGTTGTTGTCAACAGCTTGACGAATCTGGATTAACATCTGTTCGAGGGAAGTTTGCGACAAGTTAGCTGCAGTTGCGAGCAAGTTGCTTGCAGTACCGCTAACGATTGGGTGTGAAGCTGAGTTCAGCTGCACGCCATCACCACCAGTGTAAGAACTGTTAAACGCACGATTCAATACGTTTGCGCAGAGCAATTCTTTGGTTTCCACCAAAGACTGTGCTAAGTGCTTAGCATAAACCTGACCGATACGGATATGGTCACCGTCTTCAACCAACACTTTGGTCAAGGCAAATGCCAAACCAAACACTTGGTAGACGTAGCGTTGTAAGAACAACACGCCACCTTGTTGATAGGTAACAGGTGAGCCATCAGGCAACTGAGGCGCAGCACCGAAACCATACAATACAGGCTCTTCGTGGTAGTTACGTGGAATACCAGCTTGTTCACGGAATACAGTGGACCACTCGTCTGCACGTTGGTCATAAACACCGTCAAAAGCCTCATTTAGGATTGGTTCTACGATTGAACGGAAATCCGTACTTCTCATTGGAGCAGCCATGTTCTATTCTCCTTATGCTATGGCAGCAACGTTAGCAGTAAACTGCTGTTGCGAGATTTGAACACGTACGATCACATAGGGATCGCCCCAATTGTTGTCTGGATACGGAGCGAT